AGATAAACGAACTACAAGCACTTGACGAAGTAGATAAAGCAATAGCAGATTTAATAGAAATACGTAAATACTTATTACAATGACAACAAAAGATTTAGTGTTAGAAATGATAACAAAGTACCCATCTTTAAGGGATAGTGATAATAAGCTAACTGCTAACATTTGGAATAAAGAATTGAAGTTGAAAAAATTAGATATTAATACAATGTCTGCTTCTGATTTATTGTCTTTAGTAGCAAATGATAAATTAAGTAGTCCTGTGTCTATAAAAAGACATAGGGCTAAATTTCAAGAGGTAAATGCTTCGTTAAGAGGTAATAAGTATAAAGAAAGACAAACTAATGCACAGGAACAATGGAAAAGAAAATTAAAAGAAAAAGGTTTATATGATAAAATAAATGATAACTTTGTGCAAGACGAAATACAATTAGACTAATGCAAGGATATATTAAGCTACACCGTAAGATTTTAGACAATGGAGTATTCGCAGATGCAGAACTATTAAAGGTTTTTGTGTGGTGCATACTCAAAGCCAACATAGTACCTAATATGGTATATGGCAGAAAGGTAGATATAGGTCAGTTTATTACAGGTAGGGTTACTGCAAGTGAAGAACTACACCTAAAACCATCAACTATTTACAAGCGATTACATAAGTTAAAAGCACAAGGGTATATAGATATATCAAGTACTACTAAAAACTCTCTTATAACGGTTGTAAATTATAAATCTTACCAGCTTGATGATAGACCTAAGATAAAAAGAAACTTAGATACTGTAACTAATAAGTTTTTATTAGAGGTTTCTGCATTTAAAGAATTGTATAGTGTAGAGATGTTAGAAGCATTTGTAGATTATTGGACTGAACCAAACAAGTCTAAGACTAAGTTGAGGTATGAATTACAAAAGACTTTTGATATTGCACGTAGGTTAAAGACTTGGAGTAAGAACGAAAATAAGTTTGGCACTAAAAAGAATAATGTAATGGACACTTGGCAAAGTGTTAGAAACGAGATGTTAAATGAATAAGAAATATATTTATAAAAATCAAGAGTCTTTATGGGGTGAGTCTGAGTGTATAGGTTTTGGTACTGATGATTTTTACGTTAAAGAAATAGACAGAAAATTAGCAAACGAAATAATTATAAAAAATCATTATTCAAAAAAAGTTTACAATGCTACTTATATACACTTAGGAGTTTTTTATAAAAATAATTTGAAAGGGGTTTTACAATATGGCTACGCTATGAACCCAGCTTCTTGTGGTAGTGTGGTCAAAGGAACTCAACAAGATGAATACTTAGAATTAAATAGAATGTGGATTGATGACGATTGTAAACAATACGCAGAAAGTCAAGCGATAAGTTATTCTATTAAATATATTAAGAAAAAACTAAAAAAAATTAAATGGATACAATCTTTTGCAGATGAAAGATGTGGGGGGTTTGGAATAGTTTATCAGGCTTGTTCTTTTGATTACTTTGGTGAGCATAAGTCTGACTTTTGGGAATTAGACGGAGAAGTTTATCATAATATACAAATGACAGTAGCCAAAGACTCTAAAAGATACAAGGGTGGAGCAAGATATTTACAAGAAAATAAAGAAAGAGCTGTAAAAATGAATTTAAGACAATTTAGATATATTAAATTTATAGACAAAAGAGAAAAGAAAAATTGTTTATTGAAACAAAAACCATATTTAAAACATTATAAGAATGACTAAAATAAAATATGTAACTTGCTCACCATACAAACTATTGATGGGGTACGAGTATTCTATAAAAGATGATAGACAAGTAATTAACAGACAAATAAAATTTTCAAATGAGAATATACGACAGATTAAAAGCAAATCAGGTAAATGATATAAAAGTAGAATGTGTTGATTTAATAGGTATGTGTTATGCTTCATTAGGTCAAAAGCCTGACAAAGAACAAATGATAGGTATGGCACAATTACTATACAACGACATTATTACTTACCACACCAACTTAAGTATGGACGAAATAAAGTTTGCATTTAATAAAGGTTTAAGAAATGCTGAACAAGGTACAAGTGCTTTTATTAATGTACGTACTTGGTCTGTATGGATTAAAGACCTAAAAGATAAAGCAGTAGAAAAACGCAGACAAGGTAGGCTAACAGAATACCAGCAACATATAGAGGGGCAAAAGGCAATAGCCAATACTATTAACAAAGCAAAACTATTGAAATGAAGATACTAAACTTATATGCTTATGAGATAGATATGTTACAAATTTGTTAAACAATTAAAAAACTAAAATTATGAAAATATACTTTGCTAACACAGTAGCACAACTTTACATTATACCTTCTATTAAAATAACACATAAAAAATATCTTAATGGAGATTATGAAATTATATTTGGTTGGCTAAATCAACTATTAGTTATATCATTTTAAAAAAAACATTATGACACCACTACAAATTATATATATTATAATGATAATACTAGGTATTATGTACACAGGTCTTACACTATACTTTGAACATAGATTAGATAAACTTAATAAGGAATATGAAGAAAGGTTTAAAAACACACGCACAACTAAAGAAAGAACTAGATAAGGTATTTAGTCAATACATTAGATGGGCTTATGCTGATGATAGTGGTATGGTAGAGTGTTATACTTGTGGTGCTATAAAGCACGTAAAAGAAATGCAAAACGGTCATTTTCAAAGTCGTAAGCATACAAGCACGAGATGGCACGAACATAATTGCAGACCACAATGCCAAAAATGTAATATATGGTCGGAAGGTGAAAAGTGGCTATATGGCAACAAGTTAGTAGCTGAACTAGGCAAAGAAAAGGTAGATGAAATAGTAGCACTAAGCCACAAATCTGTTAAATACTCAAAGTCAGACTTAGAATATCTGATAGAAGTTTATAAACAAAAGGTTAAAGACCTATGTGAGTAACTATTTATCAACACTATGTAACATATACGCTTTTTTTCGTATAATGCGTAAGTGATTGATAATGAATTATATACAGAATTAGTAGAAACTGCTGGCAACTTTATACCAGCTAATCATATAGAAGATGTAACACAAGAAGTCTTTGTACATCTATACGAAAACCCTGAAAGACTTGAACAACTTATAAAAGATAATAAGTTAAAGTATTACTTTATAAGGCTATGTAAAAACAACTTCTATTCTAACACTTCTAAATACTACTATAAGTACGATAGAACCTATAAAGATATTACATACGATGATGATATAATGAAGCTAGCCATAAAACTAAAAGGCGATGAATTATATTTTATACAAGATAGTGATATGATTAATGAAATACTATCCGAGTTGTATTGGTATGATAGAGAGTTATTTAGATTGTATGTGCTTGGTGATGATGATGGTAAAAAATATACCTATTCTAGTCTTAGTAAAAAAACTAAAATCAGCAGAATGAACATATATATTACTATCAAGAAAGTAAAGCAATACATTAAAGATAGACTAAAAGAAAAGCGTAATGATATATGATGATTTACAAAGGTTAGTAGGGTATGGTCTAAGTATCATAGAATGTTATGATGAATTAGGTAGATTAGAATATATTATAAACTTAGATGAAATGATGTTTGATGATATAGATATAGTATTATCTGATGAACACGCACCAATAGGAATAATCAAACTATATAGATATGGACAAAAAGAAAATGGACACTCCAAACTTGATGGTAAAAACCTATAACTATCTAAAGGCAGTAAGCAAAAGGGTATTAGGTGGGTTTGAAAATGTAGATGCTACTACATATTATGATAGGGCTTATATCTGTTCACGATGCCCACACTTAACACCTGATGTAGAATGTAGTGTATGTGGTTGCCCTATTGAAACTAAAGCAGCTTGGAAGTCTGAACAATGCCCAAAAGGAAAATGGAAAAATCTATAACACAAGAACAAAAAGAACGCATACTAAAAGTATGGGAGTTTTGCAAAACAGGTAGAGCAACAACAGTAGAAGCTAAAGTAGAGCTGATAACGCTTTACAACGAAATACATAGAACAAGATTTAAAACCACGTCTAATTGTGGCAGTTGTCTAAATACAGTATATCAAGGTATAAAAAAGATAGTCAATGAAATATCAATGTAAGTGTAAAACATTTGAAGTACACAAAACAACTATTAAAGTTGTAGATGGTAAAGTAGTAAAACCTGAAACGTATTGCAACGAGTGTAATACTTATGGCGAATATATAAAAGAACACAAAGGGTATGGTGGTATAATAAAGAAACCCAACGGTACAATAGCTAAAAGAAGTGATTTAAATATGTAATTATGGACACACCAAACTACTACAAGGGTAAATATTATGGAATGGAAGCACACGAAGTCATAGAAGATTTTGCTGGTGATAACTATAACATAGGTGTTGCACTAGCTTATCTAATGAGAGCTGGCAAGAAAAAAAATAATGATATAAGACAAGACTTGCGTAAGTGTATAGACCATTTGCACTTTGAATTAAAAAGGCAAGAGCATCTAAACTACCCAAAAATAAAAGAAATGTCTGATGAAGAATTAGAAGCAATAAATACTAAGTTATTCAAATACAATGGAACGAGTACCTATTAATAGCATACGCAATAACCCTATAAACCCCAGATTGGTTAATAAGGCTAAATTTGAAAAGCTAAAGCAATCTATACAAGACTTCCCACAGATGTTAGAATTAAGACCTATTGTAGTAGATAATGAGGGTTTTATACTTGGTGGAAATATGCGATACAAAGCGTTAGTAGAATTAGGTCATACAGAAGTAAACATAATAAGAGCAGATAACTTAACAGATAAACAAAAGCAAGAGTTTATAATAAAAGATAACTTAGGTTTTGGTGATTGGGATTGGGATATACTTGCTAATGAATGGGATAGTGTAGAACTTGAAGATTGGGGTTTAGATGTATGGCAAAATCAAGATGACGTATTTGCAAGTTTAGATGAAGAAGAAGAAAATGAAGAAGCACCTAAAGATAAAATAGTATGTGCTTTATGTGGTAAATAATCAACAAAATTCAACACTTATGCAAGATAGAACAGAGAAAGGAAAGTTAGCTATGTTAGAAGCATTAGAAAAGACATTAGGTGTAGTTACTTCTGCTTGTAAATTAGTTGGCATAGATAGAACTACACATTACATATGGCTTAAAGAAGATGAAGCATATAATGAAGCAGTTAAGAGTATTGATGATGTAGCTATTGACTTTGCTGAAAGCCATTTACACAAACAAATAAAGAAAGGTGGTACACAAGCTACTATATTCTATTTAAAGACTAAAGGTAAGAAAAGGGGTTATGTAGAAAAACAAGAGTTAGACGTATCAGGTGAATTTAAACCTATTACAATAACCCTAATGAAAGACGATGAAAGCGAAACTAACGGATAAACAATGGTTAGCGTTAGAATACCTAACAGATAGTGAAACTACCGAAGTCTTATATGGTGGTGCTGCTGGAGGTGGTAAAAGTTTTTTAGGTTGTGCTTGGATAATAACACTATGCACTCAATACGATGGTATAAGATGTTTAATTGGTCGTAGTAAGTTAGATAATCTTAAAAAGACAACCTTAAATACTTTCTTTGATGTGTGTAGTAGTTGGGGTATAGAAGCCAACGTACACTATAAATACAACGCATCAAGTAATATCATTACATTTTACAATGGTTCAGAAGTCATACTAAAAGATTTATTTCAATACCCATCAGATAGAAACTTTGATAGTCTTGGTTCATTAGAACTTACTTGTGCATTTATAGATGAATGTAACCAAATAACAGAAAAAGCTAAACAAATAGTAAGCAGTAGGATTAGATACAAGTTAGACGAAAATAATCTAATACCTAAAACACTACTTACTTGTAACCCTAGTAAAGAATGGGTGTATAGTAACTTCTATAAGCCACACAAAGAAAACAGACTACCAACATATCGGAAGTTCATACAATCATTAGCAACCGATAATAGGCATATATCTAAACACTACAAAGACCAGCTTGAAAAACTTGATTATATCAGTAAACAAAGACTATTATACGGTAATTGGGAATATGATGATAGTGAAGATAAAATAATAAACTACAATGCTATATTAGGTGCTTTTGAATTACAAGACACTCCTAGTGGCACAGGGTACATTACTGCTGATATAGCTAGGTTTGGTAAAGATAAGACAGTAATAATCTATTGGAATGGCTTACGAGCAGAGTACTTTAAGGTCTTAGATACTAATAGTATCACACAAGCTGCTGATGAAATACGCATAATACAAAGAAATTATAATGTTTCTTTAGGTAATATAATAGTTGATGACGATGGTGTAGGTGGTGGTGTTAAAGATATATT